AGTTTCAAGCCCGTATACCGTATTGTCGCCGTGGCCGGGGAAGTCCCCCATTACACGAACGCGGTACAGCGGGCTGTCCTCGCCCCATTGGTCCTTCTTCTGCTGGCACCACTTCTTCGTGGCAAGTCCTGGGATCTGTACTTCGCCCGTCACATTCGGGCTGTCCCAGCTGCTGATTTTTATGCAGTGCCACGACGCTCTATACTTATTGAAAGCGTCAAAGAAGTGTCCACTCATCTTCGTACCCTGCGAAGCCATTACCATCTTGGCACCACCAGCCATGTTTCCTTCCATGGCGGAAAACACAGCGTCTTGTATGCCCGAGGCCTCATCAAGCAGGTACATCACATGGGGAGAGGAGATACCAGCAGCATTCTCAGCCTCCTTTGCAGAGAAGCCAAAGATTTGGTTGCCGCTGGTGAAAGTTAGGCCCGTGGCGGGATCAAGCGAAGGCGGTTTTATACATACCTGCTGGAGGATCGGGGTTCGCTTGTATGCTGCGCGGATTTCACGCCACGCAATGTCCTTCACCTGATTGAAGGATGCCGCAGATAGGGCAACACGCGCATCCTCCCCCAAGAGGTGCCATTTGAAGGCCCACCACAGGGCCAATACCATAAAGGACCGTGACTTTGAAGTCTTATGCCCGGATCGGATGGCAACCTGGTCATTATCTCTGACGGCACGTAGCAGCTCACGCTGCTTTGACCACGTTGTCTCACCCAATACGTTTTCAGCAAACCATACCGGGTCCTCACACTTCTCGGCAAGGGCCTTAATGTCATCGGGAGTTGGCATTAAATCAAAGAACTATATTTTTCGGGCCGCGATGATAAGTTCATCAAACGCAGACAACTCCTCGCCTACGCTGGACTGCCTGTAACCACCGTAATGCTTCATCAGGCGGTCTAAGGCATCATCTGCCGGGTAGAAGTCAAACTCCGTCCCGTATTTTGTCGGCCTCATCTTCTTTAGGAGTGAACCGTAGCCCTCTTTCTGCATCTGCTTGACATCAAATACATATTCAATGCCCAAATGCAGTTCGCCCTCGCAATGAGGACAGGCGACAGGCACCTCCCGCAGGTATTTCATCAGGTCCACATCAGCAATCGCCGAAAACTTGGCAATCACCTCTTCCATCGGCATCTTCAGAGCATCCGACTGATCTATCAGCCGCCGCTCCACCTCTGCCCAGATGTGTTCCTTCTTAAACAGCTTGTGAGCCTTAACCTTCATCGCCCGGTACGCCCTTCCGTCGTCCTCCTGACCCTCTGGCACCTTAGCGCAGTAGTAGCCAGCGGCTTCGTAGGAGCGGACCTTGTTCCGATAGGTCTGGCTCTCTGGATCAGTGTACAAGTCCACCAGCTTGGCTTCCTTATCTGTAAACTGATCGTATGTCTTTAATTCGTGTCTTTCTGGCATCCCGATCCATAGATACACCTTACTGGCCTTAATCTAATCTTCACAGAAATACGGCGCAATAAAATTGAGAAATAAAGTTGCGTGGTATTATAGGTGGTGTTATATTGCCCCTGTCGTGCAATTCCGCACGGCATTTTTACGTGTAAAGAGGTAAATACCATGGCAAGAGGAGTAAATAAGGTCATTCTCGTCGGCAATCTGGGACAAGACCCGGAGCTTCGCCACACAGACTCAGGAACCGCTGTCTGCAACATCCGACTCGCAACGAATGAGTCCTATAAGGATGGAAATGGAGAGTGGGTTGAGAGAACTGAGTGGCACAGCATTGTTGCCTGGGCGAGACTGGCTGAGATTTGCAACGAATATCTCAAAAAGGGATCACAGGTCTACTTTGAGGGCAGCTTGCAGACTCGCAAATGGCAGGATAAAGAAGGAAATGAACGCTATACAACCGAGATCAAGGCCAAGGAGATGATGATGCTCTCCAGCTCTGACTCCGGTGATGGTTCTACTGGTTCCCCACCCGCTGTAAAGCCGTCTACCAAGGAAGTAATAGACGACGTTCTACCTTTCTAAGGGGAAGCCTCCGCCCCACGGCGGGGCATATAGTGCAAGGTTTTTGTGAGTTTCCCCTTCGCTGTATGTCCCGCCACCCTTTTAGGGTGCGAAGTGGTTTAGACCAGTAGTAAAGCCTTTGGGAAGCTACTGGAACCCCGGTTCAACTCCGGGCGCATCCACAACTGAGTAAGGCAGTCTAAACCTTGCCTGTTCTTACCTAAACAAAACCACCACACAGGCGAGATGGGCAGTTAGTAAGACCCGTCCGTCTGATGGGGGTGTCATTGTGTAGAGGCAACGGGCTTTCGGGTGGGTGGGACCGCTGGAGGCCCGTTGTCGTTTCTACGCTATAGGGGAAATTTATTTTCTAATGGAGAGAAAACATGACATTCATTGAAGAGGTTAAGCAGGACTGGAAGGTGAACAAGGCCAGTCGCATACGCCAAATGCTCTTCTGGGGCGCAATGGGATTCTTAACCGCCAATTTTATTTTCTGATTTTATTGCACCCAACTTAGGGCAATACTATCTTCTTACTACCGACGGGCGACTGGCTCCGAGGGTGTGAACAGGGCAGTGCGAGATACCCGCCAAACTTCAGTCTGAGACAAGCTGTTGGACCGACTAAAGTAAGTCCCCTGGCAAGAGCGTTGCTTACAGCATTAGGCTGTGCATCCCTTTGTGATTCCGGTGTCCCCCCGGCAACATACTCAGTCAGCGGCATTTATCTCTCTATAGAATCACAAGGAAGGGGGGGCTATCTCTTCCTCTTACTCTTCTCTATATCTGGCTATCTCTCAAGGCTCCTCCACCAAGGGTGTGATATGTTTAAGACAGGCAACTCACTACACCTGAGCCAGTCCAGAAACAGGTCTTGAAAATACCACACGCATTTGAAAGAGGGGTAAGGTAGGGGGCCGGCAAAAAAATACCCCCCCGACCCGGTAACTTACGGCAAAAAAAGGTGGATTCCAAATAGTTATGTGAAGATACGGCCAGGATAGTGTGAAGATACAGTGAACTTGAGCACCGTTTCACAGAATCTGCGTAGAAACTACACATAAACTTCACGGGGATGGGTAACTCTTTTCCCCTTCAACCAATCTTCACTTGACAGAATGCACGTTTTTCCCTACGGACTGCAGGCATTGCCGATACTGCCAAAGGTAACTTGCCCGCATTGCCCTCTAAAATGAGCCAGGATGAGCGCAGATGCTTGGCCAGTAGGTAGGTATAGATTCCGGATTGGACGCGGTACAGAGGCTCTCAGGGGCCTCTCAAGAGATGTTCACCAGCTCGCACAGAAACGGTGGAACGTGCCGAATCGTTGGCACATAAAAAAGGGGACCGATCAAAAGACCGATCCCCTTGGGTTTGGGTTTGGGTTTGTGTCAGATCCCGTAAAGGATACCAATGGCAAACCGTGTCAGAAAGTAGGCAAAGCCGACGATCATTCCGACCGTCATAATCTTTTCGGAGCGTGTCATCGTTACACCGTTTTGATTTTGCTTTTCTGTGAACCGTGAACAGGAAACCCAATAGCGTAGGAGCGATCCGCGCGCGCACAGAGTCCGCACGTTGCGCAGGATACGTCCTCCCGTACTGTAGCAGGGCAGCGTACTACGCGCGCACCGTTGGGCGTGTGAGATACTTTCGGAGCGTCTTCCGGAAGCAATGTGACAACGGGCAATTGAAGCGCAAGGTATTGGTCCGCTTGCTCCAATGAATCCGCTGACAGGTTAACCGTGAAACCGTTGCGGTTTGCTTCCGCAATGTGCTTTCCGTTGTCCGCCTTGAACGGATCGCAATGCGTATATGTGAAACCGTTCTTCCGCTTGTTAGCCGTTACGATATCCGCAAGAGCTTTTCCCGCAATGATACCGCCAACGTTGGGCAGATCGCCCGCGATATTGTGCCGCCACATTGTGCCGATTGGAAGCTTGCGCACGTTGTCAAGAAAGCCTTTCCAGTCTGTGCCACGCTCCTTTGCCGTTACCTTGTCCCAATGCGTCCGCGTATAATATCCCGCGTCCGCGTAACAGCCATTTCGGTTTAACGGGCATTCGGGCGGGCACGTAGACCGCTCCGACGTTGTGACGGGGATGGGTCCCGTTTTCTTGTTGCTTGAAACCCGTGTAAATGCGACTTGCCAAGCCATGATATTTTCCGATTGATTGAAGTGAACGGGCCAAAGGTAGGCACGGGCTGCCCATCAACCAAATGAACGCGCACGCACGCACGCACGCACGCCCACGCCCACGCACGCCCACGCGCACACGCGCACGCACACACCCGCGCGTACACACACGCGCACACGCGCCCGAAAAAACCCGCCGAAAAAACCCCACCCGGAAAAA